AAGAGAAAAAGATTTAAATCCAGATGTATTTATAGGTCTCGAACTACCATTGGGATATTCAGATACCGGATTCTTTAAACAAACAAAAACAACATTACAGCAGGCAAAATATAATATTGTTAATTTACTAAAAACAATTCCAGGTGAAAGACTTGGACAGCCAGCATTTGGTTCAAGTTTACATAGTGTATTATTTGAACCAATGGATGAAACATTCAATGATATATTAGAAGATTCAATTAAAACTTCAATGTCAACTTGGTTGCCTTACATAAATATTAAAAAAATAGATATCACACAGCCAGACTATAGCCAAAATACAGTAAATATTACATTAAGTTTTGGATTGTCATTTGAGCCTGATAGGTTTGGTACAGTTTCGGTAAGTTTCGATCAATTTGAATCAGCCGTGAGTAAATAGGAGAGTATAGATGGCTAAGAAGAGTGTCAGTAAAGACGTAAAATATTTAAATAAAGATTTTTCTGCATTCAGAGATGGGCTTATAGAATTTTCTAAGACATATTTTCCAAATACATATAATGATTTCAACGAATCAGATCCAGGTATGATGTTTATTGAAATGGCATCATATGTTGGTGATACATTATCTTATTATATGGATGAACAATTTAAAGAAAGTATGTTATCTTTTGCAGAAGAGAAGAAAACCATATATGAAATAGCACAGGGATACGGATATAAACCAAAACAGGCCTCACCCGCATCGGTGGTATTAGATGTTTATCAAACTGTACCTGCACGAACTGATATAACAGATTCAGATGGTAGACGGCCACCAAATGAAGATTATTGTCTTAATGTATTAGCAGGAATGCAAGTTACATCTAATAATGGAACTGTATTTAGAACGCTTGATGATGTAGTATTTAGTGATTCAAGTTCAATGAGTCCTCGTGAGGATAGTATAGCAGAAATTGATGATGAACAGAACATATCCAAGTGGTTGTTGAGAAAGACAGCCAAGGCAGTTAGTGGAACTATAACTACTGAGATTATTACATTTGGGGCAGCTGAAAAATACAAAAGAATAGCATTATCACAATCTCCTGTATTAGAAATAATTTCTGTAACGGATAGTGATAATAACAAGTATTATGAAGTACCATTTTTAGCACAAGATACGGTTTATGCCGACTCTCAAAACAATGAAACAAATTCTCCTGATTTAGTTGAGGGAAGAAACTTTGCACCATTTCTGTTAAAGTTGGTAAAAACTTCTAAAAGATTTAAAACTTTTATACGAACAGATGGTAAAACAGAGATGAGATTTGGTTCAGGAGTTTCTGCAACAAGTGATGAGGAAATAATTCCAAATCCTTCAAATGTAGGTTCTAATTTACCAGGAACACCAAGTTTTCTTGATACTGCATTTGATCCTGCAAACTTTTTAAACACAGATACTTATGGTCAATGTCCAACCAATACCAATCTTACAATTAAATATTCACACGGTGGTGGGATAGATGATAATGTATCCTCTAACTCAATTATAAATATAAGTCAACAGACTGCTGAAGTAGATACTTCATCATTAATAAATGAAAGTTTGAAAAATCAATCGTTAAATTCAATAGCAGTTTTAAATCCAACACCGGCAACTGGTGGAAGTGGAGCTGAAACACTTGAAAATGTTAGAATAAATGCACTTGCTTATTTTCAAGCACAAGGAAGAGCAGTTACTAAGGAAGATTTTATAACTCGTGTTTATTCTCTCCCATCAAAATATGGTAATGTTGCAAAAGTATTTATGTTACAAGATGAGCAAGTCGCAGGTACAGACCAAAACACAGGTGATTTAACATATCAATCCAATCCACTAGCGTTAAATATGTATATGTTGGGATATGACAATAATAAAAAATTAGTTCAATTGAATAGTGCTGTTAAAGAGAATGTAAAAGTGTATCTGAGTCAGTACAGAATGATGACAGATGCAATTCAAATAAAAGATGCTTGGATTTGTAATATAGGTCTTGATTTTGCAATATACACCAAACGAGGAGCTAACAAACACGAAGTACTTTTAGCATGTGTAACAAAATTAAAAAGATATTTTCACATAGATAAGTGGCAGGTCAATCAACCTATTATTTTAGCAGATGTGGTATCTGAAATACTTACTGTTGAGAATGTTGCCACCGTAGTTAAACCACGAGAAGATAGTAGTGAATTAATTCAGATAAATAATAAGTTTGGTACACAAAGTTCTTTAGTTTATTCAGATAACATATATGATGTGGCATCTGCTACATTCAATAGTGTTGTTTATCCACCCGTTGATCCTGCAATGTTTGAGATTAAATATCCAGATACCGATATACGAGGTAGAGTGATGGGAGATATATAATGCATTATTTTGAGTACACTACAAAAGATACCACACTATATGAAGCAAGTCAGAGTTTAAACTCAGGTTTAGATGAGATACTTGAGGTTAGAAAGGATATAAATTCTGATGGTAGTATTGCATATGTTTCTCGTGCTCTTCTAAAATTTGATTTAGCTTATATATCTGAATCCATAGTTAATGGTGTGATAAGTAGTCCAAGATTCTTTTTAAATTTATATGATGCGAATTCAGAAGCATTAACCACTAACGACTTATTATGGTCTTATCCTGTAAGTGGAGCTTGGGAAATGGGTTCTGGAAGAAGCGATTCATTTCCAAGAATTGGTAATGGTGCTAATTGGAAGTATAGAGATGGTTCACCAACCGAGACGCCTTGGTTTGGTAGTTATACTTCACTACAAGGTAATACTTTTGCAAGTGGAACTTTAGAAATTAAAGATGGTAATTATTTAAATCAAGAGTTAACTATTGGTGGAGTTGATTTCGTGTTTGTAACTGACGCAACTTCATTTGATAACTCATCTTCGGAATTATACATTGTGTCTGCTTCAGCAACTGGTAGTTCATTACAAAATTTAGCAGGAGTAATTAACAATAGTAGTTCACTACACGGATTAGAGATTTCAGCAAGTGTAGATTTAACAATCGATGGTGGTGGACAAATAATATTATCAGGAAGTGGTAAAGGAACTACGGCTAATTATTCAGCAATTTCTTCATCCGCGTTATTTGTGTTTGGATCAAGTGGTAACGCATTAGAGGGTGGAACAGATCAAACAACTTCACTATCTGGTGGTGGTGGAACTTGGTATACTGGTAGTGGATATGAAGCATCTCAATCGTTTAACAACGAACCATCTGATGTTAGAATGGATGTTACTAATATTGTTAATAGTTGGTTAGGTGGAAGTACTCCAATTACAAACGAAGGATTTATATTAAAAAGAAGTGGTAGTATAGGAAACACCAATTCAAATCTACCCGAAGGTAATACGACTCACTATGGTAATTTTAAATTTTTTAGTAGAGAAACGCATACTGTTTTTCAACCAAAATTAGAAGTAGTTTGGGATGATTCTATTTGGTCAACTGGTTCACTATCATCATTAAGTTCGGACAACCTACAAGATATGGTTTTGTTTATGAGAGGGTTGAGACCAGAATATAAAGAAAAATCAAAAGTTAAATTTAGAGTTAATGGTAGGGAGAGGTATCCTGAAAAAACATATTCTACAACAGGATACAATACGGGCTACACCACGGTTAAAACATTACCGAGTGGAAGTTCATACTACCAAATAAAAGATGCATACACAGAGGATATTATTATTCCGTTTGGTGATGGTACAAAAATAAGTTGTGATACAACCGGAAATTATTTTAATATATGGATGAATGGATTACAGGCCGAAAGGTTTTACAGAGTGGAATATAAAATAGTAAGTGGAAGTGGAACATCAGATGAAACAGTAGAATTTTATGATGAGAAACATTCATTTAAAGTAGTGAGATAAAATATGCCATATACAAAAAGTGAATTAGAAGAATTACCCTTTTACCAAAGTTTAACAGGTAAAGATGAAACAAGGTATTTAAAGTTAATAAATGATAAAACCGAGGGGGGTGAGGTGGTTGATGGAGTTTTAAGGGATAAAAATAGTCAAAAGATTTTATTGTTTGAAAAGATAATACCGGGCGGTGGAACTGACGAAACAAGTCATCCACAAAATCATACTTTACAATGGCAAGAAAAATACTTTAAATACGAACAGACAGAAGAAATTAACAAAATAATTAAACGAGAGTTTACGGAATTCTAATGGCGATTAAAAAACAACTAACACTCGATCCTGTAACAGGAGAATTATCAAGATTATCCACTCAAGACTTAACATTAATTGGAATTGATGGTATGAACGATGGTGATAACGTAATACCATACGGTACTTCACCTAATGATATAATTGAATATTGTGTTTATAATACCGATGATACATATTTAGCATCCGGTGAAATTGGTATGCCTTTACCTCAAAATTTAGACATTGGTGAACATCTTAGAAATCTTGGATTTGAACGTGGTAATTATAAAATAGTATATAATTTTTTGAGACAAATAGGTGGTTCTTCTAAAGTAGTATTAACTAAAAAATCTGATAAGAGTCTTTATAATGGTCAGTATGTAATAGAACCAAATGGTAAGATATATATTAGTCATTCACCCACTCCTGATGTCAATGTACCACTAGCTGATGATTCTGGTAATTTACAAGAATTATTAGTACAAGAGGACAAATATTTCCTACAGGAAATTTCTCCATCACGGACAGAAATTAGAATTAGACCTAATCCAGCCATTGTTGATTTAGATGCGTATGAAAAATTTAGATTATTAGGATACACTTGTTTATCATACTCTGATGTAAGTGGTGATTCAGCTATCACATTTGATCTCGAAGGAAAAGTTGCAACTATAAATAATAGTAGTTTGACACTTGACCAAGCAATGATAGGTGGAACTCTTAAAATAAGAGACGCCTTCATTATAGATTATGATGAATCAGGACAAGAAATAACAGATTATACTCCAGTAGTTGATTTAGAAACTCTACCAATAACACCAAACTTAGTCACCAATGGTGATTTTGCAAATGGTGAAAATGTTAAAGAAGTGGGAATGACTTCCGGTAATCACAATTTTCCAAATAACATTCCAAATCCAGGTAATAGTAAATATATTTTACAAACCGTATCAAATGGTTCTGATAATAAGTACTCTATTGTAGTGGATGGTATTCCGGGTGAAAATTATGTAATCAGTTGTTGGGTATATTGGACATCAGATTGGCCTACTTCTCAAAGACAATTATTTAATGGTGAGGTTGAATCAAATGGTTCATTTACAAATTTTAATGATACAGACCGACAAGTTTCATCTACAAAAAATGTAGACGATAAACTATGGACACAGCTATATAAAGTAATTACTATACCTCAAGATTCTAATGGTACTATTAAATTAAGCTTGGGTATGACCAATTCAGATACCGACAACGGTACTCGTTGGATTACAAATGTTCAAGTTGAAGCAGGTAATCTAAGTAACGGACCTACACCTTTTATAGTTGGAGAGAGGGCAGAAGAAACAGATTCACCAACATCTGGTTTAATTACATTTATTAGTGAAAATAGAGTCGAAGCTACTCTTACTTCTGAAGATGGTGGTTTTACATCAGAAATGGCCGGTGAAGTTGTTAGTGGTGAACTTATAAGAAATCGTGGTATCCTTACTATTCAAGATGCATATGTTGTTGATGAAACATTTAGTCAAAACGAAGATTTGGTTGTAGTTGATGATATACCAGTAACAAATCCTGATGCATCTGATATTAGAAAGGGAGAAAGAGAATTTAGATTAAGTCCGTTTCACGGTTTATCAGAAGTTGCTAATAGTATCACCTTACAAGTTGATAATGCATATGATTTATTTGCAACAATTGGTGGTGATGAAAGTCTAATTGGTTCAGGAAATGATTGGAGAACTGCACAGACATTCGATTTACCATCCAATATTCAATCATTAAGATTGGAGGCAAGAAATGGTGGAGGTGATGCCGGATTTATTGCAAAATTATTTTATAATGGTGCACAAATAAAAACCGGTGATGGTCAAGTAGATTATGAAGGTGTATTAAGGGATTGGAAACGAAGAGATTTATCCGATGAAGTAGATGTTCCACCGAGAGTATCAAGAACTGGTCCTTGGACAATAATATCAAATTCAGAAGGTGAAGTATTAGATTGGGAAATTATAGCTGAAGCGGGTAAAGGTCCGTGGAAAGATACCATAGATGATGATTTATTAGATTGTTCTTGGATTTGGTCAGATAATGTATCTGATAGTCAAATTATAGATTGGACTTGGAATGCAGGAGATAGTATAACTGATAAGATTTGGCAATATCCTGATCCAGATGTTTGGTCTGATGCAGTACATCCTGAAGGATGGAGTGATGGTTTTAATTCGTTTAATTGGGGCGGAGTTGAAGATAGAAAATTTGACAAGTCTCACTGGCATAGTGGTTGGATAGGACACCACGCAAAATGGGTTGATGGTGAAGGTCAGTTTGGTGGAAGTGCCGTAAAGATGATTGACAAGAATTCTGAATTTATTGCTCCAAACAATGACGACTATAATGGACCATTTAAAACTGGACTTAATACAGATTTAACTCAACCATTTACCTTGGTACATAGATGGATGGGTGTGAGTCAAACCCTGCCACATAAAATGATTTCACAAGGAGTAGAGGCAGGTGAACAGATTACAGTTACTTGGAGTCAGAAATCAGACACACCAAATAAAGGTGCTATGGTTGGGTTATACCATTGGAAAAAAAGTAATGGTCAATCAACTTGGGGAATAAACAAAGAAGATAATATTGTAACATTGGGGGATGACGAAAACGGAATCCCTATGAATCCCGCGTTTGAACGAGAGTTTTTAAGATATAGACCAGTCTCTAAGGTTGGTGAGTGGGAACAAGTAAGTTGGACAGGAGTAGTTGAGGATGATTGGGATTTAACAAGACCTACTGTACTTTATATATATGGTCATTATGGTCCCGAAGGAATAGTTTGGGTAGAAAATGTTTCCGTACAGAAAACAGAAGTAAATTCTAATATTGATATTAGTCCAACCACCGCCCCTTTAACTGCAGAAATTATAGAGGTTAATGGAAACATACTTACATTAAACGGTACTTATGATGCATTGGCACCAGATGGTGCAGTATTAGACAATGATGCTAACATAAGGTCATTTCAAAATTTTACAGATTTTTCAATTCAATACACATCTTCTCTTTCAGAAAAAACACCCGTATATGGTTCACTTCGAGGTGATATAGAACAGATAATCGGAAGTAATATATTCCTCGTTGATACTTATGCACAACTTGGTGAATCTTCCAATCATGATTTTAATAATGATGTAGATGTATCACGAAATTCTGAATTTAAAAAATGGTTTATTCAATACCCAAATGATAGTAGTCAAGATTTAAGTAAGTTAGTTAAACTTGGACCTAATAATTTTAATTTAATATCAAACTTTAAAATTGATACACAAACTTATACTGATTATCCACATGCAATAGTTTATAAATTATACGAACCATTACCTGCTGACGTGGGGGAAAAAGATTTTACTACAATAGTTAGAGAGATGATTCCACCATTGGAAGAAACAGTTCAGTTATTTCCTTTTGTTGAGGAATCAATTAGTGATACGGTTTTAAGAACTCCAGAGTTTCAAAATTTAAATACTCCGATTGGTCAAGGTATTACTGAATTTCAGAGTTATGAAAACTTACTTTCTAATGATCCTGGAATTAAAGAAGATATTGAAAATGAATTAATTAGTGGTAGTCTTACAGCAGATATTAATGTTGATTATAGTAGATTTGGAAACTTTGTACATTTTAGTTCAGCAGAACAGAGAATTAGAAACTTTAAATATAAATTAGATTTAATAGAATCATACACCGACAGAAGTGCCTCATTAGCAGGTGCAGGTAGTGGTTCAAGTGGTAGATATAAAGTAAAGGCAGATCCTGGAAATGGTGCATATTTAATAGTATCCGAATCTGGATTAGCTAATCCATCTTTTGTTCCAGTAAGTGGTTCTGTTACTCAACAGAAGAAGTGGTCGGAATTAAGACGAGAAGTTATTACTAATTTTGATAAGTTTGAACAATATATGTTTAATCAGACTTCATCACTTACAACATCATCATTGGGACTAACTCATGAAAACACTTGGCCTAAAGAAAGTGGAGATGGTACATATTCATCACCATATGTAAATTATAGAGTGAGTCAATCTGTTGCTACAAATTGGTATAGTAATCAATTAGTTTCCGCTTCAGATTATGATAAAGCAAATAAGAATAGATTAAGAGGTCATCTACCGATGTTTATTCAAGATGATGTCTCAAATGATGTAATGTTAAAGTTTGTAGATATGATGGGACACCACTTTGATGACCTTTGGGTATTCATTAAGGCAATGACAGACGTTCATGATAAAAGAGATAAATTAACAGAGGGTATTGCTAGAAATCTATTACATCCTGTGGCAGCATCTCTAGGGTGGGAAGTACACGATGGTAAAGATTTAGTATCATTACCACAATATATGTTTGGTATGAGTGTATCTGGTTCAGAAACGCCAGTAGAATATTCTGTTACACCTGAAAAGGACATATCAAGAGAAATTTGGAGTCGTATTGTAAGTAATATGCCTTACTTTTTAAAGACAAAGGGAACTTCACGGGCAATCAAAGGATTGATAAGTTGTTATGGTATTCCATCAAGTGTACTACGAGTTATGGAGTACGGAGGACCTAAATTACCTGACCAAGCTGATGATTTTATGATAACGAGAAAGTTTACAAAGGCACTAAATTTCTTTGGTTCATCTAACAATACATTTGTACAATATGAATCATGGTTACCATCTACTCAAGGTGAAGCTCCAACCGGTAGACATCCAGATACTATTGAATTTAGATTTAAAGCGGATGATGTTGGTGGTAATCAAATATTAGTAAGACGAGATACCGAGTGGGCAATAAGATTAAAAGATAATGGTTCAACCGATAGGTATGGTCATGTATCATTTATGTTGAGTGGTAGTGACGGATATAACGAAGTATCTTCATCTGAATTACCTGTTTTTGATGGAGAATTTTGGTCTGTAATGTTAACTCGAACCCTAAAAGGTGGTTATTATTTAGAAAGTGATTTCTCTGGATCAGATATTAATTATAATTTATATACTAAACAATATGATTCCGGTAGAAGTAAGATAGTATACGAGTCAAACGAAACGATGTTAATAAGTGGTTCTATGTCTGTGGCGTCTGCATCCTATAATGCATCATGGTCAGGAAGTGGAACAACCGTAACAATAGGTGGTCCTGAAGAAAATACTTATTTAGGAGAATCATTTAGTGGTTCTATGATGGAATATAGAAATTGGGCAACACCATTAATAGTATCTGCATTTGATAATCATGTAGCAGCCCCTAAATCATTTGATGGTAATTCGATTTCGGCTTCTTATATAGATTTAGTTACTCGTTATTCTTTTGATGATGATAAGGATTTAAGCGAATCTTATAATCAATGGTTTCAAGACGCTTCAGCTGACCAATCATATACATCATCTGCAGCACCAAACAACTATACATCTGCAATGCTACCACATTTTTCATCTGTTGTGGATGAGAGTAAATTTAAAGTTCCCAATTTAGGACCAAGTGGGAAATCTTCAAAGAAATTAAGAATTGAGGGTGATGTAAGAATTGATCCAGTTGGTAATCCTGTATTAAAATTTGGAGAAAGTATAACAATACCGGCATATGATACTGCACCAGTAGATTCAAATAAACTTGGTATATTCTTCTCACCATCTGCAGCCATTGATGAGGATATTATATCTTCCTTTCCAAATATAGATTTTGACCAATTCATTGGTGATCCTCGTGACCAATATAAAGAAGAATATAGTGGATTACAGACTGCAAGAAATTTGTATTGGAAAAAATATGCAGGACCAAATAACTTTTGGGATTATTTAAGATTATTAAAATATTATGATAGTTCACTATATAAACAAGTTAAATCTTTAATACCTGCTCGTGCAAATTCTACAGTTGGTATATTGATAGAACCTACTATATTTGAACGAGATAAAGTTATCATTGGTAAACAGCCAACATTTGAACCACAACATCATATTACACGAATTGATGTAGGAAATGAATATTCCGAAAGTGCTGATTTTAAAATGTTTGAAGATAAGATAAATTGGTCTGTTCCGTTTGGTATTAATAAACATAAAATGGAAACTGGTTCCTATATTTCATCTTCGGCAAAGTATGAGGCATATGAAGCAAATCTAACTTATACAGATCCATTTAGGGTTAACTATTATACACAGCAGAGTGGTTCAGAACCAAGAGGTTTTATATCATCATCTGCCGAAGAAATAACACCTTGGGGATTAAATACAATACCTTTAAACTTTCGTGATCCGTTTAGACGGAATCAACAGACACAAGAAACTGGATCTGGAATTAATCTAACAGCAACTTTTGATTCGTTAGCCGCACCAACTGAAACCTTAACAGAACAGGCATCAGGAACCGGTTCATTTGTATTGAAACATATATTAGAAAGACCATCAATTTATAACATAGGTGATTACGATTATAGTGGTTGGTACGGAAGTGATTATAGTGGAACAACTATACAGAAAGGTAGTGTTAAGTTAATATTTGAAGAAGTGGTGATGCCTCTTATAGAAGAAAATGTTCTATCACGAAATAATCTTGAAGTAATGTTTTTTTATAACAATCCAGTAAATGCATCGGAACATAAACCAGATTCATCAAGCTTTGTTCTTTCTGATTTAGATAATAAATGGGACGAGGCAGTAGGAACGAACAGATTGTTTTATGAAGGATGTGTTTTAACTGAAGATGATACTATAACTGATCCAAATAAAGATTATATAGAAAACTCACCTGCATTTGAAACATTCATGGTTTCACCTACTAAATTAGTAACCGGTGATAAAACTACAACTAAAATGGAAGTTAAGAACAAATAAATACGAAAAATTTAAAAGGACTATATTTATAGATGAAGAATAAGTTATATCATATCGAATCTAAAAAAATATAATTCCGTACATAGGAGATAATAAATGGGATATTTAAATAATACAACGCGAATATTAGACGCTATATTGACAAAGAAAGGTCGAGAGATTTTGTCAAGTGGTGGAGATTTCGCCGTAACAAAATTTGCACTTGGTGATGACGAAGTAGATTACTCACTTTGGGATACTACTCACACAAAGGGTACGGATTTCTATGGTGCAGTCATTGATAATTTACCAGCACTTGAACCTTTCAACGATCCTTCCGAGATTATGAAATATAAACTCGTAACGAGGTCACCTGGAACAGGAGCAATGGAAAAAATAGTTAATGCAAACAATTCCGTCAGTACTTTAATTGGGTTAAAATTTTACGCCGATGAGGGTGAGGGTGGTTCAAATAGAATCACAGTAAGTAGTGACCTTGTAAGTACAAAATTAGGAGGCGGTGTCGATGGGTATGGTCGTATCGGAATTGATAAGGTTACTAATACCGAACAAGGTAACTTAGACAGAGCCTCTTTCGCTAACGAACTATATACAGTAACATTGTTGGATTCAAGTGTTGCTATATTAGCACCAGTATTTTCAATGAACGGTGTGGCACAGAAAGTAATTGGACTTCAAAATACTGATGGTTCACTTTCACCGACAGATCAAAAATGGGTGCCTTTTGTAGATAATGTTCAACATATATCTCAAACTGTATCTAATTGTAGACTTGGAAGTGGTAATAATTTAAACATTGGAGTTCAAGGATCAGATGTTAACATCATGATATACCCAAAGAGATTAACAGCAACAACACATACTTCGGTGATAATTACTGGTGAATCTTCAGGAGCTGTATTTGAAATTCCAATTAAAATTACATTATCATAAAGGATAAAACATAATGGGATTTATAAATAACACTGCATCCATCCTAAACGCTGTATTGACTAAAAAAGGTAGACAATATCTTGCAAAAAGTGGTGGTGAATTTAACATTACAAAATTTGCATTAGCAGATGATGAAATCGATTATACCTTATGGGATACAGCACACCCAAAAGGAAATGATTATTTTGGTGCAGTAATTGAAAGTACTCCTATGTTAGAACCATGTGTTGATCCTGAAGTGGTTATGAAATATAAATTATTTACAATGCCAGTTGGAACAAAGGCATTACCATATATTGCCAACGTAACACCGAGTTCATTACTTGGAGATAATGCATTAGTTACTGGATATAATCCTGATAATCAACCCAATTGGGCAGTTGAAAATCATGTGATAAATCCAACCACTCAAGGGGCGGAAGGAGCCTTTACTATGGAAAACTATAGTTTCTTAGTATTGAATAAAAACGTGGTTGATATAGGAATTGGTCAAGGAGATGATGTAAACTATAATGTTGGTGCAATTTATAATGAAGAAAGTGGAAGATTAGTTAAAAAAGTAGTTGGTAGAGTTGCAACAATAACAACCGCAATTGGTACAGTCGGAACATCAAGGGAAACCTCGATTATAATAACCGGTCAAATGTCAGGAGCGGTATATGTTTTACCTGTAAAGGTAAGTTATGTAGATAATACAGCATCAGGCACATAATATGGGATTTATAGATAAAACTGATTTAGTCATAGATGCGATATTAACAAATAAGGGTAGAGATTACCTTAGAAGTGCAGTATTTGGTGAAAATCAAAATCAAGAGCACGTCATTACAAAATTCGCACTTTCAGATGATGAAATAGATTATGGATTGTGGGATGAAGGTGTTGATAAACAATATGGTAAAATAATTGATAATATGCCAGTTGTAGAACCAAATGTCAATTGGAAAACACCAACTGATTGTGAATCTATGAGATATTTAGTTTTTAAAAGAATAATTGAAGAAAATAAAGAAATTACTATACAAGAGGGACAAGATAAAAAACCCCTTTCGTTTGGAACACCAGATATTGGAAATAAGTAATGCCAAAAGTAAAAGTAAAACAAGATGGTAAGGATGGTAAAGGAAAACCATTAACTATTAGTGGTAAATCGGTACGGATTAAGGCTAAAGAAGTTCAAACTGATAAGGTCACAACTATAAAGGTTACGGGTAAGCAAAGTGGAGCAGTATCTTATATTGATTTAGCTGTATATAGTGGTAAGATAGTAAAGGGATTTTCTCCGCCACCAATAACAAAATTAACTAATCCAAATGTACCTGTAGCAGATTTCAAATATGTATCAGTTAGTAAGGGTAAATAAAAATGGGGTACTTAGATAAATCAACAAAAACTGTGACTGCACACTTTACCAAGAAAGGTAGAGAACTTTTAGCAAATGCTATAGCAGGTGATACAAGTGGTGATTATATAATTACTCAGTATGCACTCGGTGATGATGAAATTGATTATTCTTTATACGATGAAACATTATCAACTAATTTGATGGGTAGAGTTATTGAAAATGCACCTATTCTTGAATCATTTTTAAGTGAACAAGAAATTATGAATTTTTATATACAAAAAATAACTCCACCTACTCTACAACAATCTACGGTGTCTAATATTCCAGCACAGATAGAATTAAAAGGTCAAGGTGATATTGTAGATATAGAACCATTTACCGAAAACAGCATTGGAACAGAAGAATATGAATTTGTACTTGAACATGATAATCTTGTAGAAATGTATAGTGTTGATTCACCACCCACAGCCAATTTTACTTATAGTGTATTTGAAGAGGTCAGTAAGATAATAGCACCAAACGATATAATAAAGGATCCGACTATAAAGGATACACCTAAAGAAAAAAAACAAGTCTCAGCTACAAATTTTGAACAAGAAGTATTAGTAAAAAATGAAATTCAAAAAGAGAAAGGTAAACAGAAAGATTTAGTTGATACTAAAACAAAAGACGCGATTGATAAATCAGAAGTTAAACCTGAAGAAGAAATAAAATCCGACTCCAAGGAGTTCGTTTCAGAAGAAGAAGTTGTAAATACACCTGTTGATAAACAAGTAGAAATACTACAAGAGAACGAGAATCTGAAACAGATATCTGATACTGATAGGGAAATTATAGAGGAAGAAGAATTGATTAGAGTAAAAGAAGAAGTTAAAACATATCCACCACTAGCCAATTTTAATTGGTTTGAGATTTAAAAGGAATAATTAAATGCCTGATACAGCACCATTTTCAGTTCAGTTTAGTAATACATCATCTGGAGATAATTTATCTTACCGTTGGGATTTTGGTGATGGAGAAACATCAACTGAGGTTGAACCACAACACACTTTTCAAGATGGAGTTTTTAATATAACTTTATCGGTTGAAAATGAAAATGGTACAGCAACAACATCAGCCCAATTAGTAGTTTTACCACCACAAATGGATGACGATGAAAAAGTTGATGATAAGAATAAGAAAGTATCTGATAAGGGTACTAAAAAAGAAAAACAGACTAAGTAAAAGAGGAATAACAGATGCCTACAGGAACAATGAATTACGCACCACTTACAATTTCATTTACAAGTACATCAAAGGGTGATGGATTAAAGCATAATTGGGATTTTGGTGATGGTACGACATCAGTAAAACCAAATCCTACTCATACCTTTAGAGAGGGTGCACATACGGTACGGTTAACCGTACAAAATGTAAATGGAACTTCTACAACAGAGGCACAAATTATAGCACTTCCGGCAGCTAAGGATAAAGAAATACAAATAGAAAAACCTTATCAAACAAAAGTGGGTAATAATAAATTTAAAAGTCCAAAGGATAAGGAACTTGATGAAAAGAATCCATTGGGTAATTTGTAAACCAAAGAAATAAAAAATTTAACGAGAATATATTAAATGTATATTTATACATATAGGAGAATATAATGAGCGATATAAACAATTTTTTCACAGAGCTTATGGGTACGGATAAGAGAACCAATATCCCAAGTACTATATCATCGCCGGTATGGTCAGGTGGTTCTGCAACTTTAACTTTCACAGACGGAAATACAGCTGGTGCTATATCAGCAGTTTATACTTCTTCTGTACAGAGTGGTAGTAGTGGAGATTACTACTTGGATATGTATGATAAGGTTGGAAGTGATTCAACACGAGAAATACAATTTGCAGTAGCATACGGACATTTCGCAGGTAGTGGTTCTGTATCTACATCGGCTGGTAATAATCCATCCAAGGCTGTTTATAGACAATTTAGAAACATAGGTTTAAGAAACGCAGCAAGTACAGATAAATTCGAATTTCCTGAAGGAACTGTAAACTCAACCATCGAGGACGTATATGTAATCAATGTTAATAGGGCTCGTTATAGAGAAAAGATTGATCCAGGTAATTGGGAACTTTGGTTGAGTGGTAGTAATTCCGGACACGGATCCGGTCAATCATCAGGTTCAGGTGGTGACCAAAATCTTATAAAATTAATTGATGAT